CCTCTAAATTCATAATCGCTTGCGTGACTGCGCTGATTTTTTTCGCCGGCTCTTGCCGTGACGCCTGGAAGGTTTCCGCAGGCGCGTCCTCCCAGCGACGTTGGTTCAGAAACGTCGCAGGGTTCAACCAGGGGCGATCCGGGGGCTTGTCGCGGATGTAGCGATCGATCCCGATCAGGATCGCCTCGATCTCGCCGGAGACTTTCGCGAATGCTTTCTCGGCGGCAGGCTTGCCGACCTTGTGCGGCCATCGGCGCCAAAACGCATCGAAGGCGGCCTGCACAGCGAGCGAGCGCGCCCCGCGCGCGTTTTCGGATGGGGGTGAGATAGGGGGTGTAGTTATTAGGGGGGTTATAGGGGGGGAAGAAGAAGAGGGGGAAAGAGAGGGGGAAGGGTCACGCGTGACTAACGTGACATCACGTGACGTCACGTGACATTCTGTGACATCTTCCTTCGCTTTCGCTCTACGACGACGCTGACGCTCGGCATCGTTCGCGCGTCTCCCGGCTAACCCTTCCTGGTCTTGCTGCTTGAACTGACGAGCGACCTCGGCCATCTGTTCTGCCGAACATCCAGCCGCAGCCATTGCGATGATCGTGTCGGCGAGGCTCATTGATCGTCTCCCGGCCATACGGCGTCGAAATCGGCGAGCTGCTTCTCGCGATCCATCTTCAGAAACAGATCGTCAGCCGGATACTCAGGCGCGCCGGCGCCAGACCAGGCGTAGACGCTGCCGACAGCCGCGTTGCGATCCTCGTCGTAGAGGTAGACCCATCCCAGCCGCTCCCATTGAGAGCGGTCATGGTGAGCGACGAATGCGATGGCGTGATGCTTTTGGCTCATGTCAGACCCCACACATCCCGTCGCACTCCTGCAAAAATCCGAACTCCCGCTGACCGCGATCAGCAGGCGTGGACAAATCGACGTCAGCCAGCGGCACGAGGCTTCGGTGGATGTAAGGCGTCCCAACAAATTTACTGTGGACGCCGACATCTCTCAGGATGCCGTCGATCTCGATCGCCTCCTGAAACGACGCAGGGTCATTAGCGCGCATATCTCTCCAACCGGCATCGGATCGATAAGGGCAGAAAGTGCAGGCGGATTTCGGAGCCGACCAACCATGCCGCTGCATCCAATTTATGCAGTCTTGCCTACTCATCCTGGCGTCGATAAGCGGCCATCTGTGCTGCTGCCATTTATCTCTGGCGTCCTTCATGCGCTGGATCTCATCTGTTGAGATGCCGATCCAGACCTCAACGCTGCCAGGCGGTATGCGCTGTCCTTTTTCATAACCCAGCATCTCACGCAGCTTTCTGCGGATAGGTTCAATTTTGTATTCGCTCGTGCATTGACGACGCGCCATCGCGGTTTCGCCATTCGTCTTGCGAATAAAAAACGGGATTGATGCAAACCGCGTCCGACCGCTGGATGCGCTAACGATGTCGTCGCGAATGTTGCCTTTAGAAACGACATGCACCGGGAACGGCAGGAACTTGATCAGCCTTTCCAAATGCTCGTAGACCTCTTTCGGCTCAGATCCTGTGTCAGCGAACACAGCCGCGTCAGGCATTGGGCCAAGTTCACCATATGCGGCCATAAGCGCCATTGTCGTAGACTGGACGCCGGCGCCGAGAGAGATGACGTGCATGCGGGGATTGCTCATAGGTCGTTCCTCAAGCGCTCGCGCATCTTCGACCGCGAACGGTTCTCAGCCTGCTTGTTGAACTCGGAGAGCTTCTCAGCGACATGATCGCGCTGTGATCCCAGCTGCTCAGCAATTAGATCCGCCTGCGAACGAGGCGGGAGCTGGTAGCGGCGCAAGATGTGGATTGCTGCGTCGATCGCGGCGAGCTGCGTTTGGAGAGAAATGCGCGCCATTAGCAGCCCCAGTAGTGATATGTGGGCAGGCCGACATAAACGCAGACCTCATGGATCAGGCTCAGCACCTGTTCATCGCCCTGCTCGACGAGATCCATGATTTTGTTCTTGGCGTAGACGACGGTGGAGTGATCGCGCCCGCCGAACAGACGACCGACAGCCGGCGTCGCCAGGCTCGTGTGGTGGTAGATGATGAACATCGCGACCTGGCGCGGGATCACCGTTTTCTGCTTGCGACTTTCGCTCTTTAGATCCCCAGCCTTCAATCCGCAGCGGCGCTCAATGACCGCGATGATCGCTTGAATGCGGCGCATGCGAGACAAGCGCGCACGTTGCAGCGCTTCTTCATCGACAGGCTCTGGCGCGGGAGGCGGCGGAGGTTCGATTGGAACGACAGGCGGAGGCTCAACGAGACGAGGGATGAATACCTTCGGCTGCTTTGGGGGCGCACCGAGGCGTGCGCGGCGCTCCAAATGCTTCCTATGCAGTTCTAATGCGGCTGATGACGCCATCTTATTTTTCCTCACGCGACTTAATACAGATCAGCATCTCCTCGACGTTGCCGCGCTCAATCGACACCTTGTCGGCGTAACGATCATCGACGACGACGCCACAGGCGACGACGATGTCCTCGGTTGCTTTGATACGGTTGGAGATGTCGCCACGGGTCGATGCCGGGATGATGATCGACATCTCGTAGTAACCAGGGATATGCGGGACGCGCTGCTCAGCAAGACGCTCAGAGGCTTCGCGAGACCAGGCGAGATAATCTTTGGTCTTTGCGCGAGCCGCCTTCCCACCCCTTAGAAACGCGACGAACAAGCGATTGGCAGTCGGCGCCAACGGTAAGGAGAAGGTCGTCTCCGAGGCGATGTTGCGGCCATGTATGGGAGGAGCAATCATAATCACCGCCTAGAAGAAAAAGGGCGGGTCTCGCGGAAACGAAACGAGACCCGCCAGTAACCCGCAGCGAGGGAGGACGCTGTGCGGGTGTTCCTATTCGCCAACGGCCTTACGCTTCCGATCCCAGCGCCAGAGGCTGAGATCAGCTGCAAGGCCGCGCTTAAGCAGCTCCTGCGAAATGGTTGGGAAGGTGTGAGGCGGGAGAAGATTATGAACCCGCCACACGCTGACGGCCCCCTCCTTCACCTGAAGCAGGGAGCAAACGGGCTTTGTGCCGCCCAAGGCGTCGATGACGTCGGAGGTGGAATAGAGGTTACGATGCATAAAATGAGTATATCTACATCTTGTAGATGCGTCAACGTCTATCGTAATTTCCTAGATATAAAAATTTTCGTTGATATTTTCCTTGTTAAGGAATAGTTAACGCTCTCAGGAAGGTATGTGTATTGAGTGACCTGTCCCCCACAGCCGTAGGCGCGCGGCTCTCAATATTGAGAGCGGCCAAGGCCATCCCGTCGCAAGCGGAGATGGCTCGCCTGATCGGCGTTGAGCTTAAGCGCTACAACCACTGGGAGCGCGGGCGGGGGATGTTGCCGGTAGAGCAGGCAGTCGAAATTTGCCGGGTTACAGGCGCCAATCTTGATTACATCTATCTCGGCGAAATGTCCGCTTTACCAATGAATTTGGTGACATTGCTGGCAGAGCAGTCCCCGGCCATAAAAGGGTTGTTGGGCTGATTATACAGCCACTGGTCAATTAACTCCCCAAGCAGAGCATACACGCGCCTGGAGGTCGTCTCGTCGTCAGGGAGATGAGCTGCCATCTGCATGGCTATTACCTTCAAATCGCGATCCAACATCCCCCGGCTCCTTCCCATAACGCGGCAACTGAAGCGTTCCATCTTTGTTCCATTTTATGTGTCGGTCAAGGGGGTGATCTAAAAATATTTATCTACGCCCTGTAGACTTTCTTATTGCATATCTACGATTTTTAGATATGATGCACTCATCAACTACGGAGAGCGTCATGTCACAGGTTCAAGTAGCAACGCTGCTTTTTGCGGCGCCGTTCCTGATTTTGTCAGTCGTCTACACGGTCGGCATCATCATGCTGGGCGACCACCAGTGAGGCTGGTCGGCCCTTACCCTTTCATCGCCGGCGGCAAGATCCGCGTCGGTCTTCACCGCACAAACGGTGGGCCGACGTTGGTCTTCTTTGACGAGGCTGCGTCCACTTTGGACGAGGTCAGCATCAAGATCCCCACAGCCGACGAGACCGTCATCCGCGCATACGAGGACGCTGTGCGCGCGTTCAACCTCAAGCTCGCCACGTCATTGGCAAAGGAGGTCGCGTGAAACACAGCGACGAATGGCATGCGTTTCGGCGCGACGGGATCGGCGGGTCAGACGCAAACGTGATTATGGGCGGTGATCCTGAGAAGATCCTGCGCCTATGGAAAGAGAAGCGCGGCGAGATAGAGCCGGAGGATCTATCCGGCATCCTCCCGGTGCGCATGGGCAGCTTCACCGAGGCTTTCAACATCCAGTGGTTTGAAGAGCAGACCGGCAAGGTCGTCACCAGCAACGGCGATCAGCGCGTTCACCCTGAATACGATTGGATGCGCTGCACTCTGGATGGAGAGTGCGATGAATAAGCCGCTAACCAACGCTCGGGAAAAGCGCGCCGTCTTTGAGGCCAAGCATGTCTCTGCATTTGCAAGGGAGGACGAGATCAAGGCTCGTTATTTCCCCCAAGTTCAGCATTGCATGTATGTGACCGGCGCCGAGAAAGCCTATCTCTCGGTCTTTTTTGGCAACGCTAAGTGGGTGGTTTTTGAGATCGTCGCCGAGCCGATCTACCAGGCGCAGCTTGTTGAGGCTGAGCGCAAGTTCTGGGAATGCGTCCAGACCGGCGAGCCGCCTGTAGCCGTCAGCATTCCGGCTCCCGTCGAGGCTATTCGCAAGGTCGATATGAGCCAGTCCAACAGCTGGGCCAGCAATGCGAGCCTGTGGCTGCGCAATCGCGGCTACGCGAAGGTTTTCACCCAAGCGGCTGCGGATCTCAAGGAGCTGATCGAGGACGACGTCATCGAGGCTTATGGCGCCGGCATTCGCGCCAAGCGCAGCAAAAGCGGCTCGATCACCATTTCGGAAGACAAAGGGAAATAACATGGAAGCGATTTTGACCATGCCGCCGGAGATTGCCGGCCCGGTTGTTGAGGTCTGCTCGGCAGTCAAAAAGGCTGTCAAAGAGCATGTAAACAAACACGGCGGCTACAAGTATGTGAGCATTGATAAGTTCTACGAGGACATGGGGCCGCTGCTTGCTGACGCCGGCCTGATCCTGATGATGAACGAGCGCTCGGCTGAGAGCGACGGCAAATGGCTTAACGTCTCGTTTGATTTCTACATCTACCACAAGAGCGGCAAGCAATACGGCCCTGTCACCCGCTCTCAGGCCGTCATGGCTAACGGCCCGCAGGCTTACGCTGCCGCGCAGTCGTTCGCCGAAAAATATTTCATGCGTCAGCTCTTCAAAATCCCGACCGGCGAGGAAGACGCCGATGGCGATAGCCAATCTGACAAGCCAATGATCCCCCGTAAAGCAAAGCCGGCGACTGTTCAGTTGATGGCAGTAGCTGATAGCGCTCGCGAGCGTGACACCCTGCTCGCCAGCTTGTCTCTCTGCACGTCAAAAGACGCCATGCTCGAATGGGCAGATAAGACAGAGAAATTGCGCGAACAGATGCATGAAGCTGACAAGCAAGTTCTGCGCGATGCGTTCAAAGATCAACAAGCTGCACTCAAAGGAAAGGCTGCGTAATGAGCGACTATGACAATTCAAACACCGGCGTCTTGTTCAAGAACGATCGCAAGACCGAGGACAAGCACCCGGATTACACCGGCTCCTTCTACGACGCCAATGGCGCCGATTATTTCTGCGACGCCTGGATCAAGAAAAGCAGCAAGACCGGCGGCACGTTTCTGTCGTTCCGCGTGAAGCCGAAAACCAAGCAGCGCTCGGAGGGCCATCAGACGAGCCGCCCTTTGTCCCAGGAGCTGGACGACGAGGTTCCGTTCTAATCGGCAGGCGCATGCATTTCGGAGAGTGATGACGTGACCAGAGCAATGATGACTTTGCGGACAAAGGACGACCGCCAACGGGCGAGCAACTGGGTGGAGAAGGCTCCTCCCGGCACCCGCCTGGAGTTTAAGGCGCCGCGCCGTTCTTTGCCGCAGAATGATTTGCTCTGGCAGCGGCTCACCGACGTCGCTCGGCAAAAGCCAGAGTATTACGGCCATCGCATGACTGCCGAGGATTGGAAGGACGTGTTCGTCGCGGCTCTGCGTAAGTACCGCATGCTGCCTGGCATCGACGGCGGCATTGTTCCTGTCGGCCTTCGCTCAAGCGATCTGACCAAGGAAGAGTTCAGCGATCTGTTGGATCTAATCAGTCATTTTGCCGTCCACAACAACATCACGCTCAGCGACGAGGCCTATGTCTGATGTTGGAACGACCGAACGAAAGAGACTTACGCCTTCTCAGCGGCTCAAGCTATTCGAGAAGCACAAAGGGACGTGCGCTCTTTGTGGCTTGGAGATTAAGGGCAAGCGCTGGGTCGTCGAACACATGCGACCGCTTGGACTGGGCGGAACGAATGAGGTCGATGAAAACCTCCGGCCAGTCCACGAGGCTTGCGCAAGAGAAAAAACGATTGAGGACGTTAAGGCAATCGCTCGGGCGAAACGTATCAAAATGCGGGAGATTGGCATTGAGAAGGGCGGAAAAAAGATCCAGTCCAGAGGCTTCCCGCGAGCTGAAAAACAAGCGCGCATAGCAAAACAAAAGCTGCCGCCGAGGAGCCTATACGAATGAATGGTGTCGTGTTCATGTTGAGCAAGGAGCAGCGAGAACGGCTCAAGCCGGCTTTTGCGCTCTATGAAAAAATCGGCGCCGCCATCGGATCGTCAAAGGGCCAAGACGTGGTCAACGCCTTCGCCCTGCTCATCGCCGCCAACTGCTCGGCTAGGGGCTACGACGTGGAAGATGTGATCGATTTTCTGGAAGAAGCGACCGAGGAGGTTTTCCAGGCGATCGTCGTCAGCGGCGAGATCAAGGAAAACAACGTCGTGGACATCAATGATTTTATCACGCCGTCCAATAAGAAGGACGGCCATTGACACTAAAGTATCACGCAGGGTAAAAAAGATGGTCGACTTTCTGACGCTGCCCGAGGTCGCTGAAAAGATCCACGTTTCCAAGCGCTGGCTGCAGGAGTTCCTGCGTGGCGAGCCTATTGGCAGGAAAGCCGGGAGACAGCGTCTTTTCACAGAAGCCGACGTGATTGAAATTTACCGGAGATTGCCGCCATGCCACTCAAGCTCGAACCGCCCCGTGAAGGCAAAACGCAGAATTGGCGGATCCGTGGGCGCCACCTCGGTGTGCGCGTTGACCGTTCTGCGGGAACGGCTGACAAAAGGCTCGCTCAAAAAATCATGCGAGAAGAAGAGCGCAGAATTGAGGACGACGTCAAACGTGGTCGCTCTGCCAAATCCATCGGCCCCCGCTTCGATGAGGCCGCTCTGAAATACATCAACGCCGGCGGCGAGGAGCGCTTTGTCCTCAAGCTGGTTGACCATTTCCAGAAGCTCCCTCTCGCCGAGATCACCCAGGAGATGATCGACGACGCAGCCCTGGAGCTGTATCCGACCGCCTCTCAGGCCACCCGCAACCGTCAGGTTTACACCCCGGTCAGCGCGATCCTGAAGGCATCAAGAGTTAAGCTCGCCCTCGATCGCCCGTCCGGCAGTCGCGGTGCGGCGAGAACTTTCTTTTTTGAGCCTGCCGAGGTCGAGCGTCTGTTGCTTGCCGCGACGAATAACGACCCGGAGTTTGGGATTTTTCTGACCTTCCTGCTCTACACCGGCCTGCGCCTGTCAGAGGCTCTGACGCTCCAGGTGCGCCATCTCAGTCTGACCGACAGCCGGGCCTATATCGAGACGACCAAAAATGGCTTGCCGAGATCTGTGCATCTGCCGGCGCCACTGGTCGCCGCCATGTCGGGCCATCCGCGCGGTTACGATCGCACCGGCAAGGTCTTCCGGTTCGTAAAATGCGGGAGGCTCTATACTTGGCTGCAGGAGGCCGCTGACGAGGCCAAGGTGGTCATCCCTGATGGCGTCAGCTTCCACGCCTTTCGGCACACCTATGGCGCTTTCCTGCGCCGTTACGGGAACCTCGACACCTCCGGCTTGGTCGCCTCTGGCGCTTGGAAGAGCCACGACGCAGCTCGTCGGTATGAGCATGTCGATGTGAGCGAGGCCGCCCGCGCGTCGGACAATTTCCCCGTGATCAACGCCAGCAAAAAAGTGGTGTAGCAATGTGGAAGGTATTGAGATCATGGGAGCATCTCTGGCCTTCACACGGGAGGGGTCACAGGTTCAATCCCTGTGCCGCCCACCATCAAAACCCCAATAATTCCAATGCTTATGGCGAGAACGGGAAATCGCCAAAACGCAGCTCAGCGCAGAACAGCGCGAGAACACGCGACAGTAAAACGGCAAAAAAGTTGTGTAGTTTGGGGTGGCTGGTCGCGATTTGTTCGCGGCTGATCGGCCCCATCAAGAAGCCTATTTCCGGCGCCCGCCACTGGGGGTCGCCCGGCACTAATAACCCTCCCCCGGCTGGCCGCCGGCCGCGCGTGAGGGTTCGCGTCTTCCTGGGCGGCCAGGAGATGTCAAAATGAGCTTTGAGGCTATTATCAACGACCAGCGCGCCATCTCGCGCCTGACCGTCGCCATTAACTCGATCGTCGCTCAGCAAGTGTTCGATGGCCGGGCCAACAAGCCCTGGATCTATGACGACACCCAGCGGATGCTCGGCGTCGCCTGGAACCTGGATCTCGCCACCCTCTCCCCGACCCAGCAGTCTGGCGATCATTACGGCCTAGTCTCGGAGACGCAGGCGCCGGCCAACCCCAAGCTGGAGGCGCTCAGCAAGATCATCTCGGATCAGCTGGAGACGATCGACGAGAAGCCGGCCAAGCGTAAGGCTGCGGCATGAGAGCCGCCTTTGAAATTGTCGAGGCGGCGGCGATCATCTTTCTGATCGGGCTGGTCGTCATCCTCGGGGTGGCGGCCCTCGTTCATACGTTTCTCGACCCGCCAGAAACAAAAAAGGCCCGGCTAGAGTTTCCTCCAGCCGGGTATTTCTGTCCCCTCGACCATGAAGGGCATTGCGCCGCGAAAGTTGATTGAGGGCTACGGCCCTCTTTCTATCTCCGCTTCTCTATCGCGGCCTCTATTCTCTCAACAGACTTTAGGATGCTTTCCAGTTTCTCTGCGGATCTGGCTTGTCCAGTTTCCAGATCTCTTACGCGGGTCTCAATGTCTTTCTGCGCGACCGTCAGATGCGACAGACCCTGATGGGTTGCGTCAGATCGCTCAGTCATTGACCCCCAGGCGATAAAGCCGGCGCCGGCCAGAGCCACAAGGTTCACGATATTACCTAAAGAGAAATCCCATCTAATGTGGCCGGTCGGTTCTTCGTCCATTATTTCACCCTGCAAGCATCGCGGAATTTGCCATAGTCAGTAACCAGGCGGCGCAGCTCGGCGTCTTTATGAAGCGCTCGCATTTCAGCGGCGGCTCTCTTCATCTGGTCGGCGGAATAATTGACCAGGGGCGGGCAACCGCTGCCCCCGGTTGATTGGCAGGCAGCGAGATTAAAAAGTGCCGCTGTTAAGGCGATCGATCGTTTCATCATCTGTCCTTGCCTGAGCAATGATCTCGGCGCGCTTCTTGTCGATCGCCGCCTGCTCCTCCAGCTTGCGCAGACGCTCGGACAGCACACCCTTCTCGCGCTCCAGAGAGAGAGCGAAGATAAATAGGGTCACGCCAAAAGCGCCCAGAAAGCCGATGATAAGGATCGTCATCACAGGCTTTTATTTCCGCCGGTGACATTCCAATCCTTGGCCTGGACAAGGCCGACGCCTACCAGAGCGGCGATGACGTCATCAATATTAATGGTTTTGGTCTGCCAAGCATTCCAGGCGACGGCCAAAAGCGCCAGGATGCCGGGGATGGTCGTTTTCCAAGAGGTCAACATATTTTACTCCTAGTTGCAGGGGTTGGAGGTTCTGTCTCTGGCGATGCACTCGGCATATTTTGCGGTCTCACATCCTGTCAGGAACGCCGCGCCGATTAGGATGCAGGCCAGCATGGCTAGCGCGAGAATTGAGTGAGCAAGTTCTCTGATCATGCGAGTTTCGTCGGAGGTTGTTTCCCAGCGCGGAGCTGGGCGAGCGTCAGACCGCCCGTCCATTGAAAGTGCGGGTATTCTTTGAACGTCTTCCAATCGCCGGCCCATTCCAGGCCGACGCCCTTGCCGATCTGACCGAGGCGCTGGAACGTGCGGAGGTCGTTCCACATCGCCTTGCCGTTCACCAGCGGGACGACGTCAAACGCGAGGCGGTAATTGTGCCAGGACTGTCCGGCTTTCGCGTTCGTAACAATACGACCCGCCTTTGTGCGGCCCTGCGCGTAAAGAGCGTTCTGGCTTTCAGCGTCGCGGTAAGTAGAAGTAACCAGGACATCGATGCCCTCCTTCTTCGCAGCGGCGATGAATTTCTTCGCCTTGTCCTGCACGACAGGATGAAGATCTGCGAGATTGCGAGAATTGATCATTGTATTTCCCAGCGGAGCAGCCGCCCGATGTCGAAGAGCAGCCGGCAAAGAAAAAGGGCTGCACCGATGAGGCACAGCCCTTTGATGAATTGGATCTCGTCGTCCGGCATGCCGGCTAGTCGAGGAGACCTCGAACAGCAGCAGCTCCCGCTATGCCGCCGAACGGCCTCGTCGCAGCAGCAGCGCCGCGCTGGATCCTATTTGGAGGAGGCAGAACAGGGTTCCGGGTTCCGCCTGCTCTAACGACGCGCATCGCCTCGTTGACGTTGCGTCTCGTCAGCTGATCGCCGGTGACTTTAGCGCCGTGCGTAATGCCGGTGATTATGGCTGCGAGTTCAGGATAATCATGCATGATCGACCCAAGCGCCAGCGCCGATACCGGCCCTTTCAATGGAGAATAATTCCCCAGCTTGCGCATGAGATTTTCAATCGTGCTGCCGTTGACGCCGACATTCATCGCGGCGTTTTCGTCTGGCGTATAGGCTCCCATGCCGTTTCTCTCCCAGACGCTGCGGAGGTTCTGGCGCATGGCGTTGTTGATGTTGCCGCCGGAATAAGTGGATCCCGCCCTGTTCCTGGCGCGCCACATCGCATCGTCCAGCTCATCAGCTTTTGAAAACTGGCGCCAGATGCTGTTTGCGTTTCTGAGATTAGCGGCGGCTTCCTGGCCGCTGCCGCCGACATAGTGATTGTTGGCGGGGTTGGATAAGATCCGGTCAAACTCATCCATCATAATCGAACCAAAACGAACCTCGGCGTCATCGTCGCTTCGGCGGATGTTTTGGATCATAGACCTGACATTCTGCACCAGCTTCGGCGTCGGCAGGCCAAGGCCCATCGGCCCCATCTGTTTGAGCTTGTCGAGTTCCTTAACAACGGCGATCGGCTTTTTGGTGATGCCGGCAGACCAGCCTTCGTCCTGAAGCCTGGATAGAATGCCGGCGCGGAGATCATCGACGAATGCCGGCGTATAACGACCGCCGGAGTTCTCGAATGCGTCGTAGAAGCCCTGCGCTCTGGATTTCAGCGTATCGGTTGACGGCGATCGCGCGACCCGCTCGGCGGCATTCGTCATAGCAGCCGCGCCTCTGACGCCGGCGCCAATGGCGTGTCCTGCCGCGCCGCCGACCGTGCCAACCAGGGAGCCTTTTAGCATCTGATCCGGCATCTCGGCGATCGTGTCAGCATCGCCTGCCGCCTGAACTGCGCCAGTGACAGCGCCCGCGCCCATGCTGTTTTTCAGCGCCTCATAATTGGCTCTGGAAGCCGTAGGAGCGACTGCAGCTCTGGGAGCGACAGATCCAGCGACCGCCGGCAAAGACCCGCCAGCGCCCTCCGTAGCCACAGGCAGTGACGCTCCAGCTCTGGTGAGCAGAGGGACACCCGCCTCAACCGCTTTTTTGCCGGCCATGAGACCGCGCAAGCCGGTGAATACCTCGCCGCCGGCGATCGACGCGGGGATGGATCCGACAAGCTCGGCGCCAGTGCCATACCAGCCGGTCGATTTATCTGCAGCGTCCAGGGCGCGCCGCTCATAATCGCGCGCGTTTGTGTATCGCTCGCCGAACGTGTCTCCGACAGCGCCGCGACCGCCAAAGATCCCTTTCAGAGCAGCTGACGCCTCGTCGCCAAAACCAAGCGCAGCGCCCTGCTTGAACTTGCGCATCATGCCGGCGGCAAAGCTGCTTTCGGGATGAAATGCGGAAAGCGCCGCTTCTTCGTTGTCGGCGTCGATGTGGTAGGTGCCGCCGTCAGGCCCGACGATTTCAAATGTCGGCATTAGTTGACCCTTCTGATTGAGCGAACGCCATGCGGGAGATTGTTCTGCTGCGGGGCGGGCTGCGCTTTCGGATCTTCGCCCAGCTTCAGGATCTCAGCGATCTCTGGCTTGATCAGCGACTGAGCAGTCGGCCCCATCGTGTTCCGCCACTCTTCGTCCTGGACGCCAATCTTCTCTCCCAGGAGCCGGATCTGGTTGCGGATGCGAGCCTGAACAGCGGCTTTACCAAGCGCGGGGTCGAACAGCTCCTTGATCTTCTCGCGGCCACCCTCAGATGCGATGCCGAGAGCCTTCGCCATTTCGTCGCCGCCGATCTCCATCGTCTGCAGATAATTGCTCACGGCGAGAGCGTTGGGATCTCCAGCGTCGGCCTTACGTTTCATTGAATAAACGTCGTATGCGTTCGCGGCGCCTGAGAACATGCCCCAGTCGTTCTGCGGGAGAGCGTTGGAGTAATCCATCAGGGCTTTGAAATGGCGCAGGCCGACCTCGGCGTTCTTACGCATGCCGCCGGCGGAATTGGGCTGGTTGCTCGCCTGTTCAAGCTGCGCCTTCTTGCGCACGTCAAACGTCGCGGCGTTGTAGGACGGGTCAACCATGCTGACCAAGCTATTCAGGACAGCGCCGGCCTGTGTGCCGAGCTTCCTGGTCGGGAATGGCTGCTGACCGCTGACAATACCCTCAACCTCAGACGCAAGCGACGGGTAAGACTTCTTGATGACATCAAGCGCCTCTTTGCCGCTTTTGCCGGTCGCCTGCTGCGCCACCGCATCGAGGGAGGGCATGGCGTTGCCGCCGCCGGCGGAATAAGGCTTGATCGTCCCGTCAGGATAGATCCAACCATACTGATCCTCGCCGAGCGGGTTTGTGCCTACCTTCTCAAATTTTGGTTTAGACGCGGCGTTGATCGCGGCGATCTTGGCGGCGCGGTCGAGCGGATCCTGCGTAGCGCGATGGACGACGATCTGCTCCAAGGAGGACGGCGACAGGGTCGCAAGCGCTTCCGGCGTGACGCCAAATTTCTCAGCGAAGCCAGGCTCAGATTTCATGCGCTCAAAGAGAGCGCTGCGGCGCTCAGCGTCAGACTGCTCTTGCTGCGCACGGTTATTCATCAGACGCGCCTGCGCCGCCATCTGCATGTCGTTCTGGATGCCGTCCATATACTGCGGCGCCTGCGCCAGGATCGTCGCGCGCTCACGCGGCGTCATGCGCTGGCCGGCGGCCACCAACATCATCCCGAGCTGGCCCATGCGGCTTAGCGCGGCGTTGTTGAAATCTTGCTGCTGCAGCTGCTGCATCGTCGGAGCGGCGACAGCGGCGGGGGTCGGCGTCGGGGCAGTCACAGGGCCGGAGGAAGCGACGGCGCCAGGCAGGGCCATTGGCTGTCCGGTAATGCGGCGGAAGAAATCATCGAGCGGAAGCGGCATAATTATTCACCCCCAAGAAGGCCGAGAGCCTTGGCGTGGTTCTTATTGTGGAAATCAAGCATCGCCTGCTGCTGCAGATCGTCTTCCTCGTCCTGACCCTCGTCAGCGATGCCCATTGCAGCTTTGCGAATGCCTATCAGGCCGGTCGGGACAGTCGGCATAGGAACAGGCTCTGGCGCCGGTTGCTCGGCGTCCAGCAAGCCGATCAGCTCGTCGATGTTGGTCGGCGCCGCTTTCGGGGACGATGAGTAAGCAAGCGGAGATCCACCCCCCATCTTAGCGACATGCTCGGCGACAGTGCCGGCGCCGTCGCTGCGATTGTAGTGACCAGGAGAGCCGGCAAGGACGGTGGAATAGAGATCCTGCAGGCCCATGCCAGGCTTGAAGCCGCGCGCCGCCAGGAATTTCATCGCGGCGTCGATCTGGTTCTGAGCTGACGGGTTCTTGGTGTCTACGCCGAACTGCTTGCGCTCGTTTGGCCCGAACTGGATCAAGCCAAAATAGTCGTTGTTCTTGCCGCCCCAGACGCCTGGGCGGCCAGAGCTTTCGTAGTTCATCACCTTGAGGATGTCGTCGGCGTTATAGCCAGCAGCCTGCGATTTAGCGCGCAGATAAGCAATCTCTTGAGGCGTCATGTTACATCACCGATAGGTTGGAACCATTTGACCACCCAGTGGCTGGTAGGTCAGAGAACCATCGTATGTTGGCTGGCTAGATCCGAATAAAGCTTTGCCGGCGCCTAGCAGACCACCGACCGCTGAAAGGCCGCTGGCAGGAGCGGCAAACATGCTGCCGAGACCCATCAGGCCGCCGAGACCCTGCATAAGCGGACTGCTGGATGACTGCTGCTGCGGCGCCCAGCCGATCGACGACGTGCTTCCAATCGACGTGCCGGAGGAGCTGGTGTCATGAGGGGCTGACGAGACGGTCTGGTTGTAAACCTGTTGCGCCTGCATCGGGTACTGCGTCTGGAACTGCCAAAGATTGTAGAGCTTATCCATTGCATTTTGCTCGGTTGTCTGACCGAGGTTGCCGTAGGTGAGCAGATTATTGATGTCGGCGGCATTAGCCCCGCGCGCCGTCGTCCCGAGGCCTGTAAGGGCATTGGCGCCTGACAGAGCGTTTGCGCGGTTTTGCTGGGCTACAGCATTCCCGGTCTGGACATCAGAGCCAAGCAAATTGACAGCGCTGTTGTAACCGCCCTGCAGGAGATCGGAGATCATCTTGTTCATGCCCAGAGCGTTCTGAGCAGTTGCGACGCCTTCCTGGACGCCGTGGCGAGATCCACCGAAAGCCTTCGCGGCGATCGCCTGGTCGTCGGTCTGCTTCAGGGATTGATCAAGGTTCTGCTGGCCGATGGCGCGAACACTATCGACGACGTTGTCGATGTAGGGGTTCATATACTGGCCGATGCCAGAAAGCCCTTGCGCCAACGTCGCCGGATTGATCGCCTCCATTGAGCGATCGATCGCGCCCTGCGCCTGATCATAATACGGCTGAGCGGCGCCGATGCTGTCCTGGATTAAATTACCGGCCTGCTGCTGGACGTCGTTAAGACCGGCAGCAACGGGGTTGTTATATTGCGGGGTGCCTGCGCTCAGTAGGTTCTTGGCGTTCTGAATGCCGAACTGAGAAGCGTTCGTTAGCCAATCCGGGATCGTGTTTTTCTGCGTCGTAGCAGTATTGCTATTGCTCGATTGGATTGTCGGCATCGGGTAGTAATTGTTGCCGCCGCCTTTCGACATTTCTTTATCCCTTCAATTCGCATTCAAACGTGACGCATCTTGGCTTGAACTCTGGCGGGAAACGCCGGAGAAAGCCTTTGCGCGAAACAGAGGTTAAGGATGAGCAGCCGTTCTCAACCGCGAAGGTTTTAACCCTCGGCAGATAGACCTCGAATAATCTGTTTAGATTTCCGGCAGCAATAAATAGATGCAGAACCCGCTTTTGCGGATACTGGATGATCTCGGTGACAACGCAGCATTTGTCATCGCCCCAATATTGGAAGCGACCTGACTTGATACCTTCCGCAATATCTTCTCTTGTGTGTGTGTTGCCGCCGAGTTTTAAGGCCTTATCAAAAAGAGCCGGTAAACTAGATTGGTGGCTGGACATCGCCGCGTGTAGCAACCGTAGGTGTTAATACGCCGGAATTATCGATTGTAACTTGATAAACAGTACCGTTAGGGGCTTGCAACAATATCTGTTGCTGAACAATATTGGGGCCAGCTAATAGGCTCAATCTTCTAGATAGAAGCGACATAAACGCGGAGAAATATGTCGCATCATATTGTCTAGGAACTGTGCCAAAGGATGGCTGCGGTAATGGTAAGCTCATCGGCGGCCACCATTCTTTTGAACGTCAAAACGAATTTGCCCCAAGCTCCAGTAGGCGTCATTCGTCGCCTCTACTCTTAATCGGATATCTCTGCCAGACACTCTTGTATCTGTGTAACCATCTACCCTTGGAGCATAAGGCCCAAATGATACCTCAGTTTGATTAGGGGCGTATCTAGATTTAAATCTAATCTGGTAGTTGCTAACATCACTATCTGGGTCGCTTGCTACCAGAGCTTGATTTAACTCAACGTAGCTATCGCCCTGCCCAAAATCCAACACAGATGTTTCGGCCCAGACCTGTCCTACTCTAGATGTGCCGTCATCTGTCCAGCCATCTTCCATCTGATAAATGTTGTTATCTACCTTTGCGGCTACTGGATAATTAGCAGTAATAGCACCAATAGATGCAGTTACATTTCTCTGGCCTCGTATCCAGATATTATCTGCATAATTCCATATTACATACTGGTTTGGCTCACCGTCAGTTGCATTGATGTCTGGATAGTCGAACCAAAACTCTGGGAATGCGCCATTCTCGTGCATATGTGCGCGATAGTTTCCATATAGTGGATCGTAGTTTTGTTTAATATCGCCAAACATCGGGCAATCGAGAAGGCGAATAGCGCCGCCTGAGTAGACCCAGAAACCTTCCTCACCAAACCAGACAGTGTAAGAACCGCCAGATGCAATCGCGCAAGGAGCAGAGAACGTCGTTGAACCTAGTTTCTCAACGCCATAGAAATACGGCGCACCGACATAGCGCACCAGAAAACATTCGTGTTGCGTTAGAACTAAAATGCCTTCCTTAACGCGCACGCCAGTAACAATTGGCGACGACGCTTCAAGGTCAATATAACCAGCTTGACCTGTGCTTACGTTAAACGTCCAGCCGTTATAGTTTTCAAAGTCTGACCAGGCTACGCGTCGAGGATTTCCACCCGCTCCCATAAGCATCACTGAACGCTCAGCCGTAACGGCCATAGCGTAGTTGCCTGTAGGGGCATTCGATGGAACGTCCATCTTAGGAACGATACCTGTAGTTGGCGTTAGATGTAATAAGCGCCCATCTGATGAGCAAAGACCTAGTAAGTCAGAACCGTAACTCGCAAAGCTCCAATGGTCTGGTTTGCGGAAAATTGGCGGGTTGGAACTGCGTTGTCTTCCGTAGTTATCCTGACCAACAATCCAGTTAGCAGTGTGAACACCAGAGCCAGCGCTTGATGTATTAACGGCTGCGCCGTTTTTGCCTAAAGCACTAATTGACGTGCTAGACACAGTTTGCGAAACACTGACAGTATAAGTGCCTGTGCTACCCGTTCCTGTTCCCAGTGCGGTAATTCTCGTTCCAGCAGTTATGCCTGTGCCGGATATGTATTGACCTACAGCAACAGTTCCTGACGAGACTGCGCTAACGGTCAGCGTTGTTCCAGATATAGAGCCGGTTATAATTGATGGGCCAGATACCCTAAATGTGTCTGTCGTAAGCGGAATGACATAATAAGATGTGCCAACAGTTAATCCGCTCGGTAATGCCCCAGTTGTTGTAAACCTAACAACATCATCATCTGTAAATCCGTGATTTACCCAAGTGATAACAGCTGGTGAAGCATTTGTAATTGTTACAGTAGCAGAAGAGGCAATCGTAGTTCCTGATGGGTCGCTAATTGGTATCTCATCCGTTCCCCAATCCAGTGAACCATAACCACCACCAGCAACGCCAGACATACCTTGGAAGCCAGCTGGCGTAACATCAGTTAGCGAACCAAATAGAACGCTCACGCCGCTTTCGTGGCCTACAGCTGTCCATTCTCTAGAAGCATTATCACGCCACTGGAATAGCGTTCTAACTGGAGAAGGTAGCGGGTCGGAGGAAATACGTGTGCTTCCACCAATAGGCATTAGGGCGCCAGAGAGCCAACGCACATTTGATGTATCCCACCAGGTGTTAGCGCGATCATATGGCGTAGCTTGGCGTATGACACCTGGGGGTATTTTAATGGGAACAAATGTCACGTTAGCCCCTCAGATGATTGGCAAATTTGCCATGATGTATTTCAGCAGCTTCTTTTAGCTATTCAACCTTAACTGTCACATATCCGCTTGCGCCGTTTGCGCCATAATTCCCATTGTCTTCATTGTACCAACCGTCCAAATAATCATACGGATATGGGAAATCTCGGTAGACGCGATTGTAGCCGCCCCTGCCTCCACTGCCGCCACTACCAATCCCGTATGTTATAATTGAGTTTCTAGTTGGTGGCGTTATTGAGCTTTGAACTGATCCATTGATTGTCACTGTTTGGGCATCAGCATCAAAAACTACAGTTGCTGTTGATCCGGTTCCGCCGTTTCCACCCCCACCACCAGCAGTTACATAGCCATACAAATAAGAGCTATTTCCGCCACCGCCGTCACTACCTGGTGTTGGATAATTCCCCTCACCATTCCAACCATTTGGGCCTTTTTGGCCGCCGTCTCCACCTTTAATTACAAATGTAATTTTATTATAGAATGGCACTGTATATGAGCCGCTTGATATTGATGTTGGCCCGCTCGGAGTTACAGTTATAGAGCTACGAGTTCCATAAAATAGCGACATAGATATTGCGGTCGTGCTTGCGCCGCTCGGGAAGTATCCTCTTGTATTATCGTCTTTATACCACCTTGCCCCTCTATATGCAGATAGGATGTTGCTATTAATCGCCGAAAACTCTGCCTTTATCTGCGCCAAAGATAATGATCCGCTCGTCGGCAGTGTCATTATTTGCTCTCCAAGACACGAATGCGCTGCTCAAGGTCTTTAATCGCTTCAATCAGGACGCCCACAAGATTGCCGTATGCGACAGACAGGGTTCCGTTGTTGTCCTGAACAACCTCGGGGACAACCTTCTGCATTTCCTGTGCGATTACGCCGACGCCCTTCTCTAAGGTGCCGACGCGCGTATATCGAACGCCACGCATACGACGAACAAGCTCAAAGCCGCCGTAAATCGTCTCGACATCAGCTTTTTCTTTAATGTCCGAATACGCAGTCACGTTGCCAGCAGCCGTAAAATTGCCGGACGTGTCCACATAGAACATATTCGAACTAGAATTGTTCTGAACCAAGAACGGATACGTAGCGTTTGAGCCAATCTGCCCAGTAATCGACGCGCCATTGTAGAAGCGAACACCATTTAGGTTTCCGCTCGTATTGATATTGAGCGCGCCGGAGCCATTGTAGGTAATCGTGACTGGATTGCTGACTGTGGCCGCGCCAGTGACCGCGAGGGTGCTTGACATCGTCACAGCGCCGGTTACGCCCAAGGTGCCACCGACAGTGGAGTTGCCCGTAGCGCCGAACGTGCCGCTGAACGACGCATTGACCGCCGACACGTTACCGGACATGCTGACGTTGCCGCCTGTGACGTTGAGCTGACCGGAGCCGACGTTTAGGCCATTGGAAGCCAGGGTAGCCGCACCGTTTACCGTAAGAGCTGCAAGGGTAGTTGCGCCGGAAACGCTCATCGTAGAAGCAAACGACGCAGAGCCAGAAACGGAGAGCGAGTTAATCGTGCTAGCGCCTGTGACGAGCATCGTGCTGTCAAATGTAACCGCGCCGTTTACCCTGAACGTCTGACCGAACACCATCGGGCCAGCAGCCGTCTGAGATGTCGTCAGAGCGCGGGACAGCATGTGCGTATCAATAATGTCAAAATCATTATTGACGTGCGTTCCCCAGGCATTCGTATCTGAGCCGACCTCCGGCTTCAGGATATTGTATGTCGGGGTATATGTATTCGCCATGTCAGATCACCGTTGTCAGGTAAGGCGCGGGGTCGTTTTTCGGCACCCAGATTGAAGGGTCGTCGGGCTGATCAGGCGTCAGCCAGAGTATGTAGGCGCTTTGAGAATATGCGTCTGGCGCTTCCGTAGCGGCCAAGGCCATCGCGCCGCTAATCGCTACGGCAAACGCGGCAACGTCAGGAGCCTCAACCGCGACTAGCTCAAGGTTGATATTCTGAACAACAAACGACGCGATGTCCGGGTATTCGAGGCCATCAAGCGCCGCAAATGCCAGTATCTCGGATGTAAACGCGGCAACGTCAGGTGCTTCAGTCGCGAGTAGATAAAGCGCTGCGCTGCCATCAACATGGAATACAGCAACGTCCTGTGCATCGGTCGCCGCCAGGATCAACGTGCGGGTATTGGTATCACCCGCCGACGCTAGAGGAGCGGCAGCTAGCGGGGCAAATCCGAGCATTTACGGGCGTTCCTTAGACAGCGGGAGCCGGATCGACAATCTGCGGCGCATTCGGATCAACCGGCCACACAACGCTCGTGACAGACGCAATAAACGCATCAATGTCAGTCGTCGCTTCCATGTCGCTGATCGCCAGCGCGCATGTCGTTCGCACGGCTTCGCGGTATGACAGCCAATCAGCCGGGATTTCCGTGCCGATTTCGGTTTTCCGCGTGACAAGCCAATCGGAAGGATCAAGCAGCGTCCAAGCCGTCTGGCGAAATTGCGAAGCCCATGTCGTTTTCAGACCAGCCAAGTCTTTCGGGATCGCCGTCCATGTGCCATCCGGGTTCTGGCTTACCCAGTAGAAACGATCATCGGGACGCGGATAATCTGGTATTTCCGTAATACCGATTGCAGCACGTTCCTCTGGCGTGGCGAGACGCAGCCAGTTGGCAGGGAACGAAGTTCCATCATGCTCAAAGGGAGTATCAAGAGGAAGGTTTTTGCCGTCTAAGACAAATGACATTGTTTGCTCCTAAAAGGCCAAGGCTTTTGAGAATGGATTTTCCGCGAAGGCAGCGTAGATATACGTCGCGCCAGACACGTTAGGATTGGAGCCGCCGGTCACTCTAATCTTGAAGCCATTCGAAAGTATATCCAACCTTGTGGCCGTGTTTTCTACCGCAGAACTTTCTGGATACAATTCCGGCCCCTGCACATTGTAATTTTGGCGCGCGGTATCTTGAATAAACCATGAACTAGCTGCGTCTGTCCGCTTATACAGGATGAACCGGGGGCGGAAACCAAGGTATATAAAATTCCCGTCACCGGAGACGCCATTTGCAGTAAAGCCACCAAAGGCGCTGTAGCCCGCGACGGCGGCGAAGCAGTATGCGACGCAACTATCACCGCCTGTGCCAATACCAGCCCCTTGGCCGAATGTCGTAGACGTAGGATTAACGCCACCCCAAATTGTCGAGACAGTGCCGGTGGCGCTTGTAGTATTTAGGTTTAAGTATTGCCCAGACGACGCACTTAATGCGCTATGCCATACGCACCAATTCGCTGCACCGCTCGCTCTATCCTTTGCGATTATCAGACTAGGTGCAACGCCCAAACCATGACCAACCGTTGAGTTGCTGGCGCTGAACGTCCAAGTCACCACACTAAACCCAGCCGTTGTATTAGCGCTTACCGTGCTTTGGATGGTTCCGACGTTGTCGACTGTGCCTGCGCCGTTGGCTTTCCAGTTCCACGCCACATAGGTTTTATTCAATTCGTTGACTGATACAATCGACGACGAACCTTGCGTCAGTGTAAAGCCGCCTGAATTAAACGCACTGACATACCCGTTTGCGTTGTTGGTTACTTCGGCTGACGTGCTGCTAGGCGTAAGTGATTTGCCAGCGGTTCTAACGGCGTCCAGAATGAGCGCGTCATACGCCATACTGCGTGATTTCACCCAAACGGTATCGGGCTGGAAGTTTAAGCCTGTAATCGAGCGATTATTGTTCCCATCGCCTGTCCACAGGCTAATGTCCATATACTTATTCCCCGCCGCAATCGTAGGCGTCGGAAGGTTCTGCGTGTTGAGCGCCTTGAAGCCGGAGGGAGGCGTGTAGGTGAATGGGCGCTGGCCGAAATTAAATGCGTATTGCGTTATTATACCGCTACCATTAGAACGCGCGCCAAAATACAATGCTCTATTATTTGCGCCTGATATTGTATAAGTGCCAACAAGCGCGTTGTTCTTGTAAAAGGATACTGCGCCAGCACTACCATCGTAGGCGACACCAACAATATCACCAGAAGCTAATGAAGGAGTCCCTGTAGCTACCTGCGCTCCATTGACCTGTATGGTCGTATTGAATATAGCAGCCATCGGTGTAGTGCTATATGACGCCGTAGACGACGAAAATAGACCGACCTGATAATCGCTAGTCCCGGCTGGACTTAATAGCGTTACCTCACAATACCATTTTGATGTTGTATTGTTCACTGCTATTGTAGACAGACATGCTTTGTCATCAACGGCAGGGACAGCGAAATTAAGATTTGCGGAGGATATTGTGCCACCGCCTAAAGATGCCAGCGGATTAAGAACACAATAATTACCGACGCCATTCCCGCCATCATCATAAGGGGTAGGAGTATCCCACATACTGTCGTATGACGGCGCGCTTGAGCCTGTTGACGTTGTGCCGAAGTTATTAGTTGTCCAATTGTTCGTGCCAGCAAAGTCCTTGCCGTATCCAGTGTTCGCGCCACCCGCAGTCGTAGAGCCAACATCAGTAAATTTCAGGTAGAAACCGTTTGTGCCATACGTCCCGGTGTAGGCTTTCGGTTTCCAGACGCCCGTTGTCGCGTCTGTCTCGCCAAATGAAGATGGCGTGAGCGCTTGGCCGTCGATCATGTATATTTCGGCCATGTAGCCGTCAAAATAATCAGACGCGCCATAAGCCGACCGGCCAATTTCATGTACGATGGCCGTATTCATCGCGTAATCGACGTTGGATATGGCTGTGGCAGTTGTCAGCGTCTGCAAAACATTATTGACGTATAAGCCCATCGTGGACGTTAAAGCGTCCCACTTTAGAACAATGTGATACCAAGCGGACGGGTCGCGAAACACCGACGCCGATGTGTAATTGGCAATCGTTGTGCCACCTGAATTGCGAGCAAATATGTTAATTTGATCTGAAACTATTTGGAAATAGAAAAGAGGGTTAGCCGCTGATCTGGCGCTAATCAAATCAACCGTTCCGCCGAGCGTACCTTTTTTAATCCAAGCTGAATATGTCCACGTTTTTGTGCTTGTGCCTGCGCCCGCTGGCGTCCTGCTCAAATACGCGCTTGCGGACGAGCGAAAGCGAAGGCTGCGGCTGATCTGGTAGCCGCCAGTCTTTTTCGAGAAGATTAGGTCTTTTGCGCTAAACATTATGCGAAAGCCTGCACAGCGGAGCCATACCAGTTCGTCCCGTCAGAGAAGAACGCGATGATGTCGCGGCCAGTCGTGGCCGTTGTCGTGATCGTCGGAGCCGTGCCAGCCGGCCATTTGACGCTCGTGAATGTCGCCGTGCGGGAGCCGGTGCCGTCCTGCACCAAGATCAGGACGAACGATTTGCCAGCCGTAGCGAGCGGCATCGTAAACGTGCAGTTGCCGGTCAGCGTGCATGTCTGGAACGTGCCGCTCGTCAGATCAATCGTCTTGGTCGTGCCGGAGTTGCCGATTGAGACAACCGCTTCCGTGTAGTTCGTAATCGTCGGGTTGGTGCCGAACACAAGCGCGCCGGAGCCGGTTTCATCCGTAACTGCCGAAGCGAGGTTGGCAGACGACGGCGTGGCGAGGAACGTGGCGACGTTTGATCCGAGGCCGGAGACGCCCGTGCTAATCGGCAAGCCGGTCGCATTGGTCAGCGTTCCAGAGGAAGGAGTGCCGAGCGCGCCGCCGTTGACGACAGGAGCGCCAGCAGAGCCGACAGCAACCGCAAGTGCCGTCGCCACGTCGGTTCCAAGGCCGGATACGCCGGTAGAGACAGGAAGGCCGGTGCAGTTCGTCAGAGTGCCGCTAGACGGGGTGCCAAGCGCGCCGCCCGGCGCAACGTAATCGGTTCCCGCCGCAGCGTTCGCCAGAGCGCCGCCGGAGTTCGCTTTCAGGATCGACGTGCCGGAAGGCGGGGCGAGATAATCTGTTCCAGCCGTAGCCGCTGAGACAGAACCGCCGCCTGCGCCCTTCAGAATGCCGCTTGCGCTAATCGCAGCTTGGTAGTCGGTTCCCGCAGTCGCGGCGGACACGGAGCCACCGCCCGAGCCTTTTAGGATACCAGTGGCCGAGATAGCCGCCTGATAGTCTGTGCCAGCTGTCGCGGCGGTGAACGCCGAGGAGCCGTTGCCCTTGACGATACCCGTCAACGTCGTGACGCCAGTGCCGCCATTGCCGACTGGCAGCGTCCCGGTGACGCCAGTCGTGAGCGGCAGTCCAGTAGCATTTGTCAGCGTAGCCGCAGACGGGGTGCCAAGATTAGGCGTCGTCAGAACCGGGGAGTTCGTCAGCGCCAGAACCGTGCCGCTGCCGGAGGTCGTGTAATTCGCCGTCCAGACATCAGCAGCAAGCGCTGAGATATAGACCGTAGCCGTTCCTGACAGGCTCAGTAGCGAACCAGTGCTAGACTGACCAAGGGTTCTGCTTAGCGTCGTGCCAGAGGCCGTGTAGACGCCCGTGCCGTATTCCCAGGCCGTGCCATCCTCAATGACATAACTGACGGTGTCGCCGTTCTGAACACCAGCAGCCGAGAAAGACTGATAGCCGGTGACAGCCGAGCCGAGCGTGATGGTTCCCGTGCCGGTCGTGGCCGTGGACATCTTTGCACGGTTATACAGTTTCGCCATGATGGATAACCCGTTCTATTAGCCGTGCGTCAAAGTTCCGCTCGAAAGCGTGACCGTCTGGCCGGTAGATACTGACGTGGCGTTGATGATGATGTCAGTCGCCGATGTGCCAACCGTCAGGCCAGAGACAATCACGTTGCCGGCGTTGTCGCGGATTTCAGCTTTTGCAGCCGTGCCGGTGCCGGTGGCGGTCGCGGTAATCGGTGTGCCGGAGATGGTGAACACAGAGCCGGCAACCGTGCCAGGCGTAGCGCTGAGCGTAAACGTCACTAGGACGCCCGTAGCGCCGGAAAGCGCAGAGGTGCCGACAACGATTGAGCCAGCCGAGGCAGTGCCAGTGGATGACGCAGCAACCTTGCCGGCAATCAAATCGGCGACCAGCTGCATACGATTAGTTTTAAGCGTGGCGGAATAGGTAACAGCCATTTCTATGATCCTTAGAGCATGCCGACGATGTAGGTCGCCGTGGTTCCGGTCGCCTTGACCTGTTTGACGCGGATGTCGAGCTGCGTGCCGACCGGGACCGCAGTGAAGGTGACCGTGTCGCCGTTTTCAGTGACGACAGCCACGTTGCCGGCGCCGCCTATGTAGAGGCGGGTGAAGACGTTCGGAGCCGTGTCGGACGTCGTCACCGCAGCGGCGGTGTCAGGGGTGAGAGAAGAGAGCTGGGTTGCGGGCATAGTGTTTTCCTCAGAAGCTGCGGCGAGCCGCGACGAGTTTTGATTGCGGGCGATTGGCGCGATCGGCTTCGACCTCGATGTCGCGCAGGATTGTTTGATACATGCCGTCCCAGACGGCGATGCGCTGATCGTCCTTGAGGTAAGGAGCGGTATGAACAAGCGCGCCGTAGAGGTAGAGATCGGGATAACGAGACAAAACCCAGTTGGTCGTCGTCGTGTTATTCAGCGGGTCAACCTTGGCGTAATACCAAAGGTCGAGAAGATCAGGAGACGCCTGCCCTGGCGCCGGCACCAGGCGGATCCGATTGCCTATGATCGTATAGTAGAGCGCGTTGCCGGTCGGCAGATAATACGGAGGCAGGATCGGCACCGGCGACTGCGACGGGTTCCATCCCTGCGACTGAACCGTCATCGACTGATCAGGCGTTATGTAGGCGATAAAATTATTCGTATCCTGCTCGGCGAGCTGATAGGCCGAGATGAAATCGATCGGCAGAGGGACATAATTGTCGATGACCGACGCCTGGGCGCGCTTGATCATCATCGGGTGCTTAACTCTCGCCATATCCCTCTGGATGCGCGTCGTCGCGAGAGACACGAAATCAGGGATCACCGACGTCATGTCAGCTCGATTTAATGTGTCGCTTATTTTTGCGCATAACCCCTGAAAATTAGCCGTAAATGTCGGGTCGGCGTAGGTCGTCA